TATGAAGACTTTGTGTATTCATCGAAGTATTTGGAAGGAGCTATGCTAACTTATCTCAAACATATTGGTGGTGTTGTTGCTCCTAACAAACCTGCCGATAGACAAGAGAAGATGCAAGAATTAAAAGATAGTGGTGAGAAAGGGTTTATTGGAGCATTCGTTAAGGATCCTGTTCCTGGTAGATATGATTGGATGTATGACTTGGATTTGACATCACTATATCCCTCAATCATTATGACACTAAACATTTCGCCTGAAACAAAGATTGCTAAGATTGAAGATTGGAATGCTGAAGATTTCAACCGTGGAAGAAAAGATGAATACATTGTTGGTGGTGAAAAGGTATCGAAAGAAAAGTTAAAGGCATTCTTGGACAAATACAAATACACGGTTGCATCAAACGGTGTAATGTATAGTTCAGAAAAGACAGGACTTATTCCTGCAATTCTTTCTGATTGGTTCGATAAGAGGGTTGAATATAAAAACGAAATGAAGAAGTGGGGTAAAGCTGGTGACACAGACAAGTATGAGTTCTACAAGAAAAGACAACTTGTTCAGAAAATTCTTTTGAATAGTATGTATGGTATTCTTGGTTTACCTGCATTTCGTTTTTATGATATTGATAATGCAGAAGCGGTTACACTTTCCGGTCAAACGGTTATTAAGAAAACAGAAGCTGCTATCAATATGAAATACAATAAAGAATTGAAAACGGATAACCTTGATTATGTTCAGTATGTTGATACCGATTCCGTTTTTGTTTCTTGTTTGCCTTTGGTGAAAAATAGATTTCCGGACATTGATACAAATGATATTGAAATAATGACACCGAAGATTTATGAGATTGCAACGGAAGTTCAAGATTATGTTAATCAATTCTACGATGTGTTCGCTAAAAAGATATTCAATACTGACAAACATCGTTTGGAAATCAAACAAGAAATGATTGGTAGAACTGGATTCTGGCAAAAGAAAAAGAGGTATGCGTTGTGGATTATTTCCGATAACGGTGTCCCAATGGATAAGTTGGAAGTTAAAGGTTTGGATATTGTTCGTTCATCATTCCCAAAATCATTTCAGAAATGTATGAAAGATGTGATGATTGATATTCTAAAAGGTAAAGATAAAAACGAAATTGATGAATACATACTTGGTTTCAAAAAGAATTTGAATACGGTATTGTATGCAGAAGTTGCAAAAAATTCATCAATAAAAGATATTAAGAAATATGAAACGCCAGTCAAAGATGATGTTCTTGGTAAGTATGCAAAAGGAACGCCATCGCATATTAAGGCGGCTATAAACTATAATAAGTTATTGACGATATTTGGTTGTCCTCCTAAATATCCGCCAATTAAAAATGGTGACAAGGTTAAGATTGCTTATTTGAAATCAAACAAGTATGGGTTAGAGGAGTTGGCATTTCGTGGCGATTCGGATCCAGAAGAAATTATACAATTTGTCAAGGAATATTTTGATGCCAATGAATTATTTGTTTCGGAATTGGATGGCAAGTTAAAGAATTTCTACGAGGCAATGCGTTGGGATTTCCCAACCGAGAATAAAAAAGTTGCACAAAAGTTTTTTTCGTTTTGAAATTACAAAAAAATTTCGTATATTAGCATAAATTATTTACTAATCATTAAGGATTGTTGTTATGGAAAAATCAAAGTTGTTGAACTTTATCAGTAAGTATCATTTGGGTAAATTGATACAGTCTGTTGCTTGGAATGTAAATGGTGGGCTTTCCACTCGTTTTATTTCCGATGATAAGTGTGTAGTTGGCGAAGTTAAGTTGAAAAGTTTTCAAGGTGATGATTGGAAGTTTGGTGTGTATAACACAGACTTGCTTGTAAGTCTTCTCGGTGTTCTCGGTAATACAGTAAACTTTCAAGTGAATGGTGCCGGTGATAAGGCATTCTCATTGACCATCGATGATAAATCAACTACTGTAAATTATATGTTGGCTGACCTTGCAGTTATTCCACCTGCACCAGACCTAAAAGAATTGCCCAATTTTGAATTGGATATTACAATTACAAAAGAATTTATTGATAAGTTCATCAAGGCAAAGTCTGCTCTTTCAGATATTGAAAAGTTTACGGTATTAAAGAATGAAAAATTAAATAAGTATCAAATTGTTCTTGGTTATTCAAATACAAATTCAAACCGTATTTCAATTGATATTGAATGTAATGCAAATGGTGATATTGAACCAATCAGTTTCTCTGCAAAATACTTCAATGGTATTCTTGCTGCTAACAAAGACTTGAATGGTGGAACACTCAAAGTTTCATCCGAAGGTTTGGCAAAAGTTGAATTTGATATTGATGATTTTGATGCAAAGTATTATTTAGTAAAATTGGATAATAATTGATGAAAAAGTATTTCTATGAAAAGGGTGATGTTCTATCTTGGCCGTCAAACATCACATACGGCGAATTAGTAACTTATGATGATAATAAGTTTTCTGAATGGATAGAAGAATTACGCATGAGGTTTTTGAAAGATTGGGATGAAAACGGTAAACCACCACTCGTTGGCAGAACCGAAGAGGAGATTGTTCAATCATTTTCAAAGCTCCGTCAATTCAATACCTCAAAAATCTTTCATAGTCCAGAGAAAGGCAATGACGAAGATATAATCGGCGTCATTGCTAACTTCTCTAAAAATGGTTCTGCTGCTAATCAGTTCTTTCCAACTATGTTAAAGACAAAGATTGCAAGTGGAACAAGTGGTGAAACATCTAGATCAATCTATGATTTCTTCACTGATGAAATGAAAGATACTTTTCATCATGTTATGCGTAGAACACTTTACAATGACTCTATGTATTTGTATAGTAAATCCATTTCATCAAATCAAATTAAGAACCCTTATTTCCGAGAAGGTGAAACTCTACGCGATTTCTTTTTGGCATTTAAGAATGGTGACGGTAGATTTGATGGACAAGGTTTGCGTATATCAAAAATATCTTGCACACTTGAAACCTATAATAAAAAATATACAAAATATCTAACTATTAAGGCGGATCAAATCCGTGAGTTTGTTAAGGATGGTATACTTGATGCTAGTATGATATTTTATTTGGGTGATATAGATGAACTATCCGATAACTTTATGATAAAGAAAGACGGTGAAGAACCAAGAGTAAATGTTTTCTTGGTTAGAGTATACGAAAAGAGTGCAAGATTATTTCCACAAGCATTTCAGATATTCCGTATTTCTTTCTCACAACCTGCTGTAAACTTTCCACCAATGACTGCAAAGTTTTTGTATGAACATTTTACAAAACACGTTCCAGCAAGTGAAATGGTTACGGTTTATGATCCAAGTGCGGGATGGGGTGGAAGGATTTTAGGAGCAATGTCGGTGAGTAGACCGATACATTATGTTGGAACGGATCCTAATACTGACAATTCAATTCCTGATTTGGGTATAACTCGTTATGAATATCTTGCAGATTTTTACTTGAAGTCAATCGGTGAGAAAGGTAGTTCACTTTCATCCAAATTCTTTGATGTAAGAGAAGACCATACATACGAAGTTTTCCAAGACGGTTCTGAAACAATACAATTCAATCCTGATTTTCAAAAGTATAAAGGTAAATTGGATTTTGTTTTCACATCACCACCGTATTTCAATCGTGAAATGTATTCCGATGATGACACACAATCATATAAGGCACACGGAGAATACGCAGACTGGCGTGATAACTTTTTGAAACCAACATTAGAAACTGCCGTTGCTTATTTGAAAAATGACAGGTATCTTTGTTGGAACATTGCAAATATCAAAGTATCTGCAAACAAAACCATACTTCTTGAAGATGACTCTATAAACATTTTGAAATCTTTGGGAATGGAATACAAAGGCAAGATGTGTATGTTGATGACGAAGATGATTGGTAATTCTGATCCAGAAAGATTGGCAAATAAAGTTTTACATAATGGCGAATGGTTCAAACATGAACCGATATTCGTTTTCTATAAACCATAACATGAAACCAAACAGCGATAGTTTAAGTAAATTTTTTGATGTTGATCCGCTAGAAGTTCGTTTGTGGAAAGAAACCGGTGAATTTTTTGCAGGTAAAAGAGAATTGGATGATACAATAGATTGTATCTTTCAGTATTACCGCAAACACGGTTATCCATATATGAAAATCACCGAACAAGAAAAACATGAACACATGAGAAAACTACAACAATTCGATTATGATAGTATTTTCAAAGACGGTGATATAATTCAAACCATGAACGGACTTCGATTGGCGTGGTCATACTTTCCGCATGCAATGGAAGTTAAATGTGGAAACTCAAAGATGTCCCCAATGGATAATTTTTTGAATGACCAAACATTCAAAATGACAATACGCAAATGTTTGAAGTGGTTATCAAAACATTGGGGTAGTTCTTTTCAAGAGAACCGTCTTCGTCAATCACTTAAAATATATTCTGGTGTTCAAGGTGTTTCCAATTTCAGACCAACTGCTGCCGGTGTTATCTATAAAAACTATGGCGGTGATGGTGTGATGTGGGATATGTCTTGTGGTTGGGGTGGTAGATTAGTTGGTGCACTTGCTTCACCGTATATCAAAACTTATATTGGAACAGAACCATCAACGAAAACATTTGAAGGGCTTTGTAAACTTCGCGATGACTTTGCTTATCTTGGTAAAGATATTCAATTGAACATGATGGGTTCGGAAGATTACATTCCACAAAAAGATAGTTTGGATTTGTGTTTTACTTCGCCACCATATTTCGATACTGAAAAATATGCAGACGAAGAAACTCAATCATATAATAAGTTTCCAACAAGAGAAGAATGGGGATCTGGATTTCTTCAATCAACATTCCGTAATTGTTATCATGGTCTAAAAATGGGTGGCTATATGCTGATAAACATAGCCAACACACCAAAGTATAAAGATTTGGAAGAAATGACTATCAAGTATGCCAACCTAGTTGGTTTCGATCACACCGATACTCTACAACTGATACTGTCCGCAGTCATGGGAGCTGGCTATAAAAGAGAGCCAATCTTCGTATTTCAAAAAAATCGCTAGGATATTAGGCGAAAAATACATATATTAGCATATGAATTTATCAATCTATAAGGTATGTTATGTTTAACACTTCACACACAATTTGGAATGAAAAGTATCGCCCACAAACTCTTGCAACTTATGTTGGCAATGAAACAGTAAAGGCAACCTTTCAACAATATATCGAGACAAACGATGTTCCTCACTTACTTCTTTATGGTGACGCTGGTAGTGGTAAAACCACACTTGCTAAGATTGTTGCAAATACTATTGCAAAAGACAACTACATTTACATCAATGCTTCCGATGAAAACTCGGTAGATACTGTTCGTGATAAAATCAAACAGTTTGCTTCTTCTATTGGTTTTGGTGGATTGAAGCTAATTATATTGGATGAATGTGATTACATGACACCGAATGCTCAGGCAGCACTTCGTAATGTTATTGAAACATTTAGTAAGACAACTCGTTTTATTTTGACTTGTAACTATGTAGATAAGATTATTGATCCAATTCAATCTCGTTGTCAAATCTTTAACATAGTTCCACCATCAAAGAAAGAAGTGGCACAACATCTTGTAAAAATTCTTGAAGGTGAAAATGTAAAATATGATAAAGATAATCTTGCAACAATCATCAATCAATCTTATCCAGATATTCGCCGTGTAATCAACACAACACAGCGATGTGTGATTGGTGGGGTTTTGAAATTAGATGAAACAACTTTGGTAGAACATAATTATCTTTCTTCTATTGTTGATATTCTAAAATCAAATAAAAATAAAAAAGAAAAGTTCGATGGTATTCGTCAGTTACTTGCTGACAATCATGTTAGAGACTTTAATCAAATGTTTAGGCATCTTTACGATAATGTTGATACATACGCTAATGGTTTCGTATCTACTATTATTTTAATTATAGCTGAGGCACAATATAAAGACAGTTTTGTTGTAGACCATGAAATAAATGCCATGGCTATGTTTATTCAAATTATTATGGAAATTGACCAAAGGAGAAAATAATGGGAGTATTTGACATCAACGGTGGTGGTGAAGTTCAAAAAGATTCACAAAGAGTAAGTATTGATCTTAATCAAGCAAGTGATATTGCTTGTTCAAACTGTGGAAATAAATTTTTCCATGAAGTAACATTTTTCAAAAAGATTTCTGCACTACTTTCGCCAACAGGACAAGAGGGTATAATTCCTATTCCAACTTATGCCTGTTTGCAATGTGGAAACATTAACGATGAATTTCTACCATCACAAAAACAACAATTAAACGGTTAAGGATTAAAATGGCTAAAAGTTTATTTGACCATATCAAAGGTGTAACTTTCCGTAAAACAAAATGGGAAGACCTTTCAGAAGAAGATACAAAATCTTGGAGCAATTATATGATTGCTCGTTTCTTTTCAATGGAAACAGAATTTGTTGAATTGATAAATGAGTTTCAAGTTTATTCTAATGGAATACTATCTTCGAGAGACTACTATAAACTTTTGTTTGATGTTTTACCAAAGGGTTCATTCTTTCTCAAATACATAAAATCTAAACATAAAATGGAAATTGAACCAGAAATAATTTCTATATTTTGTAATCATTTTGAGTTGGGAAAGAATGAAGTCTATGGTTATATCCGTTTTCTAAAAGAAAACAATTCTGATGAACTTTTTGGAATACTTAAAACGTATGGAACACCTGAAGCGGAAATAAAAAAATTTGAAAAACAATTAAAGAATGTAAAATGAGGAATACTAAAATGTCAATTAAAGAAATAGATCTAGGTATAAAACAGAGTGATGTTGTTGTTGAAATGGAAAAAAAGTTTCCAATTATGACTGCAGAATTTAAGAAAATACAACAGGCACAATATGAATTATTTTGTGCAAAACAAAGTAATTATGGACCGGATAATATATCAATGGGTAGCTCACTCGAAAGAGTAGAAGACCGTAAACTTTCTTTACAAGGATTATTTTTCAGATTGAATGATAAAATTAACAGATACAAACAAATGATTATGTTTGGTTCAAAAGACGCAGTTGGTGAGGCATTGGATGATACCTTTAAAGATATTTCAGTTTACGGTATAATAGCCCAGCTTGTTCAGACAGGCAAGTGGGGTAAATAATGACCAACCGAAAAATATCTTTTTCACAATATCAAATGTGGAAAGTGTGCGCTCATAGATGGAAACTAAACTAC